TTTTTCTTTACCAGAATCATCCTTCTTTTCTTTTGAAGGTTCTCCATCAGATGATTTTGAAACAGGTTTTTCACCCTTTGGTTCTTCGGGTTTTTCTGTTTTCTTTTCTTTTGGTTCTGGTTTTGTATGTAAGGACGGATCGAAATTTGCTTTGTTAATATAGTACGACTTACCGCTCTTTTTACTGACAACTAACATTTTGTCAGGATTTTCAGCGTCACTCTTTTCTGGTTGTTCAAGTAGTATGTTTTTTAGTCGTATCATATTAACCGAGTTAGTTATTCCATTTCTCGGTCAAGCTTTCTTTGTCTCTTCCGAGAGGCGTTTCGTTTATCTTTCTTTTTTTCAGAAGGTTTGATGTATTCTGACTTCATCTTATATTCTTCAAGAATACCACTTTCCTTCACTTTTCTCTTGAATATCTTTAACATAAGGTCGATATTCATTCCATTTCCTTTGACCTTGACGTGTGCTGTCTTTGGTCTGTTGCTGTAAACATTGTCTGACATAACTTGTTCTTTCTTATTGTTTATCTTTTTCTTTTATTTCGTAGTACTTACCGAGTGTTTGTCCCATATCTTCATATGTACTTTCTAGTCTTTGTTGTAACTTAATCATCTCGGCTGTTGTTTTTTCAAAAATCTTCATAGACTCTTTTAGTTTCTTAGAGTGTCTTCCAAGTGTAACTGTATCAAACCAATCACCAGATTGTTCTGTGATGTGCTTTGAAGCAAACTCAACTACCTTCTTGATATTCTTGTAAGCTTCTTTAAGGTTGTTACCACGATAAATTGCATCACCGTATTCGTTGAATCTTGAAACTGACTCAATGAATTGCTTCTTTTGTTCTGGTGTAAGAAGTGGTTCTTCTTCTGTTTTAGGTTCTACCTTTTCAACAGCTTCCGTTGGCATCATGACTTCTTTAACACTCTTCTTTATGATCTTCTTCAATTCAGAAACTGGCATTTTCACAGATTCAACTTTTGTTGGGAGACCTTTGTGTTTTGTTCCAGCGTACTTTTCAAGTTCTTTCATAGTCATTGACTTTGCAATTTCCTTTACTTTAGCACTAACTTTTGATGCAGGTACATCTCCTCTTTTATATGCAAGAGCAAGACCCATTATTTTCTGTTGTTGAACACTTAATGCCGGCATTTATTATCTCCCTTCAAATAAACATTCACATACATCACCAATTTCGCAAATGATCTTAGTGATGTTTTCATGAATACGTTGAGTTTTTGAATCTACTTTCTTTGATGATTTCTTGTCAACACCTTCTTTGATTAGACCTTCACCAACAACTTCACCACCACCAGCAGGGTACATAAATGCACCATGTGTGGAAGGATTTGATACAAAGTCCCAACCAATTAATTCAAAGTCATCTTGAACTTCTACTGTACTTTCATTTATTTCTTTGACTGAACCAAGTCCTCTTGATGATATACCAAGACGAATTCCTGCACCAAGAAGTTCCTTCAAAATGTTACCAGATGGTGTTGGGAGAATCTCAACTTTACCAACCAGATCGTTACCATTCCACTTAACTTCTAATACGTTGTGTGAAACGTTACGAAGGTTAATTACAGAAGAATCTGGGTGATCTAATTCACCAAGAGCTCTGTTTTCCTTAATTTGATTATCTTGATACTTCTTTACTTCACGTACAAGGATTTCTCTTGGATAAACACGACCATTTTGATTTTTTGCCTCTGCACGTTGAAGGACACCCGAAACAATAACTTTACCATTATTCTGCATCTTTGACTCGTTCATTTGTTTTGGAGTCACACTAAAAAGCATTGTATCTACAAGTAATTGTTTCATTTTAAGCACCCAACTCATTAATTCGTTTTGAAATACGGTTTAATCTCTCACCAATCTTGTGTAATCTCTTATGTGAAGAATTCCAAAGAGTTCTTTGATCTACACCCATTTCTGTTTTTAGACGAGTAGCATGGCCTACTACTCTTTCAATTTCATAAATGGCACGATTAATCTCTTTAATAGATTGGTTTATCTTTTGATTTGTTGTTCTTGTTTCATCTGATCTATATGACTTATAAGATGCCTCATGTAGTGCAGACATTGCTTGTTTGTATAATGACTCTTGTTGAGCATACTGTTTGTATGTAATAGAATGCTTTCTCTTTTGTTTAGGAGCCATCTTATAACCAAACTGCTCTGCATTATCTTTTGTTTGTGCATCAAACTTTTCTTTACCTTCACCAGATTCAGGTGAAAATGCCTTTGGTGTATCATAACCAGCAACTGCACCAGTTGTACTCATCTCATGCATTTCGTCTTTGAAACGCTTAAATGTTTCAGATTCTTTGAGTTTCTGTATGAATGATTCTACGTTCATATTACTTTACAAGTTGGTTGCGAATTAATACATAAACAGTTCCACCATCAACTTTTACACTTGACAGAGATAATTCATACACACGGACAGTACCAGAAGCAAGAGCACCAAGTGGTATTACTCCACCAAGTGAAAGAGATGCCGTACCAGTTGTACCGGATGGAACAATTATACCACCAGCTCCAAAATTTGAACCAGTAAAAACAGTCGTTCCAGTTGTACAAGTTACTGATTTATGAAATCTACCAGGATGTCCTAGTCTTTCAAAGTCATTAGCTTGTGATGCTGGATAATCATACGGTTGTATTGCCATTATTTAACTCCGTCTAAATCATTTATCAAATCGTAATAACGAAGTAAAGCACTGACATGATTTTCTTCTACATTCTTCATGTTCTTATATTGGTCTAGAAGACTCACAACTTCGTTTAGTTTAATTTTAACTGCCTTGTCTTTTACATTCTTCATCTTTGATTCCAAAAGTTTCTTAATGTCTTGTGATTCCTTTTGGATAAATGTCTTCAAGTTATTTGTAGTACTTACATTTTGAATGTATTCACGAAGTAAGTTCTTTTGATTTGAAGAAAGATTCTCATACTTTGTATTGAACTTTTCAACAAGAATCTTATATGACATAAGACGAATTTCTTTTGGTTCTTCTGACAAGTCTATTGAACTTTCATTCAATCTTGAACGTGTCTCTGCTGTCATATTTTCGATAATTGTGATCTTTGAGCGGGTGATTTCGGTTGGATTATCAAGCTCTGTGTATTCTAGTATCTTGTAGATAGAAGCCAAAAGCTTGTAATTCTGTACCTTAGTTTGGAAGAACGAATCGAGTTCAAAATTTTCTTTGATTGTCTTTATAAGTTCGTATTTTTCTTCACTCAATTTTTTCTTGTTTATTGATTTCTTGGCACGGATTACGGCATCAACCAACATACCAGCCTTTGAATCAGATGAAAATCTTTCTTCTGATAATGTCTTGTATAAGGCATATTCCTTATTAAGTTCTGTATTCTTATTGAAGAACTTTTTAAGAACGATGGTTGCCACAGATTCATTTGCGGATATAATGTCCGATGTTATTTGGCGAACTAAAAGCTCAAATAACATACCTGTGTTTTTAAATTTTGAGTGTTTTATTTTCTTCATATTGTTTTACCCGTTAATACTCCGTTCATAAGATAAATATGGTCTAACTTATAATTCTTCCAATAAAACATTCTCATCAAGTAAAGATGATTCATCTTTTTTATCTTCACGTTTCTTTAAACTTTCAGATATGATAGATTTAGTCTTTACTTTAATTCCGCTCATGCTTTGAATCATCTTTTCCATCTCCTTTGAAAGTTCTTGACCTTCTAAGGCAAGTGGTGATCCACCCTTATAATTATGAGATATTTTCTTATCTAATGACATAGATTTTGAAATATCTTTCTTACCGATAGGATCTCTACCAAATGGACTGTCATCAGTTCCGTATGTTGAACCGTGTTCAGGTGGTCTTCCTGCACCCGGCCATCCTCCTTCTGGAACTTCGATGTCATTTAGTTTTCGTACATTTTTTCCACCATTTAAATTCATAGTAGCCAAGTCATGTGGAGTACCAAATGATTCCTTAGTTATTGATGGATCATTTCCTTCACTCTCAATTTGAGCTTGACGGAATTTGAGTTTAAGATCCTCAATAACCTCGTTACGCTCAAACTGTGCCTCGTCATCTGAAAGATTGAAGATATTCTTGTAGATGTAATTCAATGAAAGAAGTTTTGCTTCTACCAAAGAGTTTGACAAGTCTACTCGTTCTTTCATGAGGGCAATTTTTTCTTGCTCATAT